TGCTACCTTATGAACCTATTAAAGATCCTGGCCCAGCCGCACCAATTAAACGATCTGCCTCTACCGGAATGATGACTGCCTTTGTAGGTGGTGTCAGTGCAGGTGTAGCAGCCGGACACTATTTACAATAAATAACCATGGCATTTAGACAAAGAACTGGTCCAGATCCGACACGTCGGCTGGAACAAGAACGTCAGTCAAAACTTCAACGAGGTCAAGTTGAAACCAGTGAGCAGGTCAATCAGCTCAATGGGATGATGGATATTATGAGGCAGACTGATAGGAATGTAGCCCGTAATACACAGCACGCGCTTCAGGACTATGAATCAGCTTATAAAAAAGTTGTTGATGATAACCATGCTTTTAGAAAATCTCTTCTAGGATTAGCTGATACTGGTTTAAAAGAGTATAAGAATTATATTGACAGAAAAATTGATGAAGGTGAGGTACTTCATGCTACACATGGTGGAAAGGATTTTAAAGCTTCTGAGTATAGTGATAACGATAAAGTACCTCCCACTCAGACACCTCAAATAACTGAACCACCTCCTCCTCAAACTACTCAAAAATCTAACTTATCACCAGGTCCTGTTATAACAGATAACAGACCTAAATCAGCTATAGATGGTGCTACAGATGCTGGGAATAATATCCAAGCCGCTGGTACTATTCTTCAGCAAGATAATCCAGATAGAATTGAGGCAGCTGTACTAGCTAAGAAATTAAATAATCAGTTTATTTTAAAAGGTTGGAATCAAGCTTCAGCACTTGCAAAAGTAAATAATATCAAAGGTACCATCATGGAAAAGATGCGTACTGATGAAAGAGTGCTCAATCTACAGCTAAAAGACGGTACAATAATCCAAAAATCTATTAAAGATATTAGTATGGATGATGAGCCGCAAGTCTGGACACAAGCGGTTAACTTCCTTAAAAGAGAAATATTATCTGATCTAGCAGTTGATCAAGGATATGCAGGACTGTCTTCAGAATTTATAACTGAAAAATTATTACCACAAGCTAACTCTCAAGTTGGAGAATTAACCCAGGAATGGGGAGCTGACTGGTTAGAGAACGATGCTAACAATCGTATTGCAGGTGCTACTAATCAAGTTATTGTATCAGCAGAAGCTAATGTAGGTGATCTTACTGTAACTCTTCAAAACCAATTAGTCGTTGTACAGCAAGCTAATAAGGATTTAAATCCAGCTACTGCAAATGCAAAAACTAAGGAGTGGTTAGTAAATACATACAAATCAGCTCTGCAGAAACTTGCTCAAAACGAGCGACTTGGAGCTGATGGATCAGGTGCTGAGTATATTATTGAAGCTTTTGTAAAAGTAAAAGGTAAGTTCAGTCATGTGAAAAAAGGGGCGAAAGATAAAGAAGGTACAACCCCCTATTCTGTTGCTTATGTCGAGTTTTCTCAAGATACATTAGAAGGAATAGCACAAGATATAGGATCTGCTCAGGAAATTGAGCGGAAAAGAGAGAGAGGTGCTATGGCTACTAGTCTATGGGTACAGGCTAGAAAAGCTCATCTTGAAGGTGATACCCAAAAGGTCATCGCTTTAAAAAAACAATTTAATAAAATGTTTGCCAGTGAATTCCCTAGTGAAGCAGCTAAATGGATAGGTTGGGATGACAACCAAGTAGCTCCTGGAAACAAAGATGCACAGAGAGCATTCCTTGTTAGAAGTATGACACAGAATGACGGTGTTCTACTTCGAGATGATGCAATGAGAGTAGATGCAGATGTACTTAAACAGTTTGTAGAAGATAAGGGTATCAAAGATATAAGAGAGTTTAAAATTGGCTATAATCCTAGAGATCAGAAGTTACTGACAACCGAAGATGCTAAGGTATCTAATGCTCTTAAAAGTAATGGTAAGCTCTTTGGAACCGTTAATAATGAAAATGGTTCTTACCAGGAAGCTCTTGTCTATTGGACTAGAAAACGTAATGTAAAAGCTGCTGAGATCTTAGCATCAGGTCAGGCAGTAATTGGAGAAGGAACAGCTAATCAAACCATTACTGAACAAGATGCATTACGAATGGCTAGTGATTTTATAGCTGCAGAAATATTAGCAAAACAGCAAGCTTATGTTGACAACCCAGGATCTGATGCTGCCACACTACCTGGTGTTTCTGTAAGAGGTGAGTTCCCTTTCCATACTGGAGAGAATGTAGATTCAATTAGACTGTTTGGTAATCTAGATCTGGAAAATAAAATTATAAAAGAAGTAAACGCTTTAAAAAGAGTTGATGCAGAAGCTGTTTTAAATATAAGGAAAGTATCTCCACACATGTTCAAGTTAAATGATTTTGGAAAACTAAATCAAACTTGGTATGATCTTGCTAAAGATAGCCCTTACACTGCATTACAGATTGCACAAGCTAATGCATTAAAACATGATATCCCCTTAGAAATAGATGAAGGTGAATTCCAGCAAGGTGAAGAGTTGGCTAAAATTCTTAAAGAAGGTGAGCCACCCATAGCCAGACTACCTAATCCAGAGACTAAAGATCTTGATAGACGTATAGAAAGGTTAAATAATAATATCCCTACAAATAGAACTATGGCTGGTTGGCTTATAAAGGAAGTCATATTTGGTATGCCATCAGCTCAAGATCTAACATCAGCTAGAGATCATTTTATATCAAAACGTGATCAAGTCAGAATGGCTGAGAGAGTGCGGGAAATACATCCTACCATGATTAATGAGTCAGGTGTAGAAGCCGGTACTAATAGAACTTGCTTAACTGTAGTAACTGAGAACAGGAATATAAAAGATCATGGAGATGGTTATGGTCGTAAAGGTGATTTCAACTTCCCTAATCAAGAGTCTGCATTAGGATTCTATAATGCTAAGGATGCTTATAAAGCTGAGACCGGCAAGGATCTATTCGCAGGTCTGGAAAATATCAGTGAAGCTACAGTAGCTCAAGGGACAGAAGGTTCTAAATATCAGAAAGGTATTAGATACACACTACCTCCAGAAACAATAAAGTGGTTAGAGCAGAATGATCCTAATGGAGATAAGTATGGTATCATAGTACATAAAACATATAACCCTTTCTCCTTTAATAAAAAATTGATAGGAACAGATTATGTGTACTTTAGAGGTGCTACTAACTCAAACTATCATAAACTATGTCGCGTAGGTAACTAATGGAAACAGATTTAAACGAAGAACTCAGAGAAGAGGAGACTTCACCGAGCGCGACAGCTGAACCTAGTGCTCGTCAACAACATCTTGATCTTGCCACCCAGACGATGGATTCTATAGATCCACAAGTACAGTCAGCAAACATACAGGCAGCAATGCCTGATGTAGGTGGGCAGATTAATGAAGCTGCACAGAATGTTGGAGATCAAATCAATGAAGCTTCTCAAAATGTACAGAACAATGTACAGGACGCTCTTACAAATAATCCTCAAGTTCAAGCAGTAGCTGAACAATATGGGATTACTCCTCCGCAACCACAACAACCAAATGTACTTAGTGAAACTGGTGCTGCTATAGCTGGTGGAGCTGCTGATGCTGTTGAAAGCGTAGGTGGCTTTGCTGAGTTAACTGGAGATACTTTAAAAACTGGCATCAATACATTATTTGGACAGCCTGTTGATCAAACACAGAACCCGTTCAGTGAATTATATCAACATAATGATGCTGGATGGTTAGATATTCCTGATCATATAGTACCTGAAAATAAAACTGCACTAGGTAAACTAGCAAGAGGACTTGTTGAATTCGGTCTTCTAACAGCTGCTACAGGCGGCGTTGGAGGAGCTACAGCAGGTGGCGCTCGTGTAGGTTTACGTGTAGCTGCTACAGCTAGAGCTGCAGGTATAGGTGCTAGAGGTACTAGATATATTAAGTTCCTTACTAAAGGAGCACAAGTCGCTGCAGAAGGTGGCGCTGCTGAATTAATATCAAGTCAATCTGAAGATGCTAATTTACTTAACCTAGTTGACGATACTACACCTTGGATGTCTCCATGGGTAAAGAACGTCATAGGTGTAAATGCTCTGAAAGTGAACCCAGATGATAACCCCTGGCTAGCACGTATTAAAACTGTTGCTGTTGGAAGTGGTGTAAACTTAGTAGGCTGGGGGATCTCAGCGTATGCTAAAGGAAGATGGGCTGCACTAGACGCACGTAAACAAGGTAAGTCTATAGATGAAGCTAATGAAATTGGTAATGCAAAACTAGACGAAGAGATTCAACTACAGCTTGATCTTGATGAAAGAGCTGCAACAGAGAAAGCTGTTGATCAGTATACTCGTGGTGAAGGAATAAGTAACGCTAATCCTAGAGATGAGTATTTACGTAAAAATCTAACTGAAGAAGAATATGCAGGTTATAATCAACCTCCTTCACCAGACAGACCTCAGAAACTAGAGCTAGATGAACTAGCAGATTCTCGTGGTAATGCTGCTGGTGATGCTTGGGATTACGATGCTAAGGCAAGTAAAAGTCAGTTAGAAACAGATGCTGGTAGACAACCAGATCCTTGGGTAAATCCAAGACGATTTGATGATTCAGAACGAGCTATGTTCCGTCCTGAAGAAGGTAATCCAGTCACACGAAACCTTAAGGAAGGTGTAGAGGACATGAAAACTGGTTCTGGTAAAGGACGTAGTTATTCACCCCTATTCACTGAAACTGCTTTAAAACAGATGAGCAGAGGTAGCCGTGATCTACGTGAATATATAGTTGAAGTCGCTGAAGATATATCTAAACAAGCTTTTAAATCCTTAGATAACCAATTAAACTATAAAGAAGTTCAGGAACTTATTATCCGACAAGCTAGTGAAATGCATTCAGCCTTAGAAAGAGGTGGTGATGTTGCACAAGAACTAAGAAATTGGTTTAAGAATAGTGAGGATAATATTGTATGGACACATGCTGGTAATGAAGTTGTTACTGGCACAGCTTCAGAGAAAGCTGCCTTACAACTCGTTATTAATACACTAGCCAAACAAGCTGAAGGCATTGCTACAGGAGCTATACATGCTGCTGATGATATACCTGTTACACGTCAAGTCGAGCAAGTTTTCGATGCGATGAAAGTTGCTTTAACAGAGCATAAAAAGATAGGATATATGACAGGCTCTGAACTTGCTAATATGAAAGGGTTGCAACTATCCCCTGCAAGATCAAGACAAATAGGTAAGAGACTAGAAGAGATTACTCAGGAACAAGATGAGTATTTTGAAGCTTTACATAAGCTGAATAAAGCTGGTAGAGTCGAAGAGATGAAAGATCTTATGGAGATACATGCCTTATCTAAAGGTGATGTTAGAACTCTAGAGATGGTTCATGACTGGTTACAGGCTAAACTCTTTGGTGGTGATATAGGCGGCGGTAAGATTCGTGGTAAACTACGCCAAGAAATACAAGGTGTCTTCTATAATTCAATTCTAAGCTCTTTAAAAACTCCAATAGATGCAGTTACAAGTACTGTAATGATTGGAGCATCCCGTCCTATGATGCAATATATAGGAGCTGCTGTGACTCGGAATCCGAAAGAGATGGCAGTTGCTGCAGCTGGATTAGACGCTATCGGTACAGCCTATAGAGAGTCTATTGATATGGCTATGCATAACTGGGATTTAGGATTACATCGTAAAACTATGTCCTACCAAGGTAGGTATGATGTTGCTGGAGATATAGCTGAATGGACAGCATTGAGAGAACACTTCACAAGATATGGTACTGAAACTCAGAAACGAGCATATGGTACTTTAGATAAACTTGTAAATATGAATACAAGTCCTTGGATGAAGTATAGTGCTAATGCTATGGGAGCTGGAGACGCGTTTACTCGAACCATGCTTGGTAGAGTTAACATGCGAATGAAAGCTGCTAGAGAAGCTGTAGATTCAGGTGTAGATTTAAACGATGTTAATGCTATAGCTAAAAAAACAGAGCAAAATTTTAGAGAGAAAATTTTCAAGAAAAATGCAGAAGGTAAGTGGGTAGTACATGATAAAGCTGTTGCCTTAGCGGGTGATGAAGCTACTATGACAAAAGCTCTAGAAGGATGGCCAAAAGCCTTTGAAGCGATACAAGAATGGCCTATTGCCAGGGCATTTTTCCCCTTTGTTAGGACTGGTGTAAACGCTTTAGACCTTACATTTCAGAGTAGCCCTTTAGCTTTTATGCATAAAAAGTATAGAGATCTAAGTCAAGGCATCCATCTCAAAGATTATGGCTTACAGCCTCATGAAGTGACGGGTGAACTAGCTATGATGCAAGGTAGAATGGCTGTTGGTGGTGCTATTACAGGAATGGCTTTCATTGCAACCATGTCAGGTAACATGACAGGTGATTATCCTAGAGATAAAGAGGGCCGAGATCTTTGGAAGATGGCAGGTATACAACCATACTCATTTAAAATTGGGAATGCATATGTATCTTATAAAGAATTAGAACCCTGGAATACTATACTTAGTGTATCAGCTAATATGGTACAGAATGGTGATACTTTAGGCGAAGCTTATCTTGATGAATGGACAGAAAAGGTAGCTTATATGGCGTCAGCTGTACTGATTGATAAATCTATGCTATCTGGTGTTAAAGATTTAACTGATATCTTTAATCCACAGAGATCAGAAGGTGCTCTTCAAAGAGTATTCTCTAAATATTCCCGTGCTCATCTACCTTATCAAGGCTTAATGGGTCAATTAGGTAAAATAATGGATGGTAACGAGAAGGAAGCAAATACTTTCTTAGAGCAAATGTGGAAAAGAGATGCTCTTGTAAAATCAACTCTTCAACCTAAGTATGATATTTTAAGTAAAGATAGATCTGGTAAGCCATTAAATTTCGGTGCTACTAATCCTTTACTAAAATTCAAGAACATATTCAGTTTCATGCCTGTTATACCTATTGATAATGATTTTGTTAAGCAATCATTAGTTGATATTAATTTTAACTTACCTGAAGTTATGGGTTCATATAAAGGTGTAGTTTTAAACTCTAAACAAAGATCACAACTACAGAAATATATGTCTATGGGTCCACTAAGGAGAGACTTGCTAGCTATTATGAAAAACCCAGCTTGGCAGAAAGAACTTCAGAGTTATAAAGATAGAAATCTTTTAGAAAGCCAAGGTTATAAATTAACACATCAAAGATTTTATCGTCAAGTAGCTAGAGCTTTTGCTAGAAATAAGGATATAGCTTGGCAACAAGTACTCTTAAACAATCCTGACTTACGGAAGGCAGTGAGTGTAGCCCAAGCAAAAGAAGTACGTGGTAAAGCAGGATCAGGTTATAACATACAACCTTTACGAAGACATGGATTCTAACCCTTATTAAATTATGGCAACTACATCAAATACATACACCGCAGCCACTGGGACTTTAGGTGGTCCGTATCCCTACGGTTTCCCACTTATAGACACTACTGACGTAAAAGTATCAGTAGATGGAGTAGCAAAGCTCGTTACCACAGACTACACAGTTGATACAGCACAAACTAGAATAAACTTTGTTACTGGCAGAGAGCCTAGTAACGGTGAGCAAGTCATTGTATACCGTGATACCGACGAAGACCCTATTAATTCTACGTTTATATCAGGATCTACGCTTAGGTCTAATGAATTAAACGATAACTTTAAACAAGTTTTATACATAGCTCAAGAATCAGATGACCAATCCCTGAGTACCCTAGGTGGTACTATGGAAGCAAACCTTGCTTTAGGTAAAGATGCTGATCTAATTTTTGAAGGTTCTACTGATAATAATAATGAGACTACTATTACTGTTGCTGACCCTACAGCTGATCGTACTATTACCATACCTGACGTTACAGGTACGGTAGTTACTACAGGAGATACAGGATCAATTACAGCCACAATGCTGGCAGCTAACTCTGTTGATTCTTCTGAACTAGCTTCAGGTTCAGTTGACTTAAATCATATGTCAGCAAACTCTGTAGACAGTGATCAATATGTGGATGGATCAATTGATACTGCTCATATAGCTGACTTAAATGTAACTACAGCTAAGATAGCTAATGACGCTATAACTACTGCTAAGATAAGTAATCTTCAAGTCACTAATGCTAAAATAGGTAATGATGCTGTAACTGGTGCTAAGATAGCTGATGCTGCTGTTGATTCTGAACACTTAGCTAATGATTCTGTAAACACTAGCCATTATGCAGCTGGGTCTATAGATACTACAGCTTTAGCTGACAACGCAGTGACATTAGCTAAGATGGCTGACGACTCTGTAGGTACAGCTGAGTTAAGAGAGAATTCTGTAACTACTGCTAAGATAAGTAATCTTCAAGTCACTAATGCTAAAATAGGTAATGATGCAGTTACTGGAGCTAAGATAGCTGATGATCAAATTGATTCAGAGCATTATGTTGATGGGTCTATTGATCATCCACATTTAGCTAACGATATTATAGATGGTGATAATATACAAGATGATGTAGTTAATTCAGAACATATTGCCGCTGGTGCTTTAGATAATGAGCATTATGCAGCAGGTTCGATAACTTCAGATAAGTTGAATGCAGCTACAGTTGTAACTAATAGTGAACAAGCAGCTCATTCAGTAAATGATACATCATTCTTTACTACATCAGCAGCTGAAGCAAGATATTTCAATGCTTCAACTGGTGAAACTATTAAGGATGGCCAATCTTTTCCAGATAATGACACAACCATTGCAACAACAGCTGCCATTAACGATAGGATTATAGATCTTGTTGATGATGTCGGTGGATTCTGGCCTATTGCTAATGAAACTTCTTTTCCAAGCGCTAACCCCGATGTTAATAATGGTGCCGGAACTATTGTTAGCATTAAAGCCCTCACTAGTGCTATCACCACAGGATCTGGTGTTACCACTCATACCATAACAAATGGTGCTGGATCTGGAAATAATGTAACTATTACTGGTTTAGCCCAGAGTACTACATATGCAGCTGGATTTGGTATGTTGTTAGAAACAACTACTACTAGCGGAAACGGTAGTGCAACACCACCTAGAGCTTATGCATTCCATAGATTACAAGCGAAAGCTACTGAGGTATCAACAGTTTCAAGTAATATTACTAACGTCAATACTGTTGCAGGTAATAATTCTAACATTAATACTGTTGCAGGTAACACGACAAATATAAATACTGTTGCAACTAACAATACAAATGTCACGAATGTTGGCTCAAATATTGCAAATGTCAATACTTGTGCTACAAATCTAACTGATATTGAAAACTACGCTGATACATATCAAGTTAATGGCACTGCACCTACAGCTAGACAAGATTCATCTTCTTTACAGATAGGTGACCTTTGGTTTGACTCATCATCTAACAAGGTAATGATGGTTAGAGATGGATCAGCTGGTGATGGTTATACAGCTGTTACTCCTACTCAATCAGTCCTTGCAGATATCTCTATTGTATCTGGTAATATAACATTTACAGAAGATCTTGGAGTAATTACTGATGCTTTAAGTACAGGAACAGGAAACAGTATTGAAACCTGTGCTGACAACATCGCCAAGATCCAGACTTGTCACACAAACATTTCTAATATTAATACTGTAGCTGGCGATCAAGCTGATATAGGCGCAGTCGCAGGTAAAGTAACAGAAATTGGAAGGCTTGGTACAGCTGATGCTGTAGCTGATATGAATACTTTAGGTACTAATGCTATCGTATCTGATATGGATACACTAGCTGATATCTCAAGTAATATAACAACAGTTGCAGGTATTAGTGCTAACGTCACTACCGTAGCAGGTATCAGTGCTAACGTTACTACAGTTGCAGGTAATAATGCTAATGTAACAACAGTTGCTGGGAATAACACTAATGTAACAAATGTTGGTGGTTCAATCTCTAATGTAAACACTGTTGCTGGATCTATCGCAGATGTTAATAGATATGCAAAT